CTGGTAAGAATAAAGGAAAGATTGGTGCCCTTGTGTGCCAGAGCTCGGATAGTGAGCTTGAGGTAAATGTGGGAACTGGTCTAACGGATCAAGATAGAGCAGAGAAGTTTAGCTTCTTCATTGACAAGATTGTTGAAGTCCAATACAATGAACGCATCGTCAACAAAACAGACGGCGCAAAGTGGTCTCTGTTCCTGCCTCGATTCGTCCAAGTGCGTATCGACAAGAACGAGGCAGATAGTTTGAATTTGATTAGCATAAAAGGAGTTTGATATGGCAAAGGCAAAGATTACTGATAAGGGTAACGTTAGGTTACTAATGAGCATTGATCAATGGAATCTTGTTGCATCGGTGTTGAACCATGTTCGACTAGGCGACCGAAATTACGAGACGGTTGCAATGTCTGATCTGTTGTGTGACTTGGGAGCATTCAACGATGAACATGACTTTGGTAAAGTACCTATTGGTTTCACTGAAGATGAAGACTATCCGGGTGACTACACTATTGAACTAGATCCGGAAGAAGAAGACGACGAAGACGAAGATTGGGATTGATATGAAAATTGTAAGCGCATCGGATTTGCATCTGGAGTTTCACGGACATAAGGAGAACTATGGTCTGTCTGACACCATTCTATACAATGGTTCAAAAGCCGATGTGCTTATTCTTGCTGGTGACATTCTAAACTCAGAAGTTTTGAAGAACAAGAAGAAGGGAGTTCGAGGAAAGCTCGACAATGTATTTGGTTGCTTTTCTAAGCATTACAAGAATGTCATCTACGTGATGGGTAATCATGAACACTACGAAGGCGACTTTCCAAACACAAAGCACCTAATTGGTGAGTTCATCTTCCAATACAGCAACATTACTCTGCTGGAAAAGACTGGAGTCTTTATTGACGGGGTTCGTTTCTTTGGTGGTACAATGTGGACTGATCTTTCTGATCCGATCAAGTCACAGTTTGCAAGAAAAGGAATGAATGACTACTTCCTCGTAGAGAACACCGCGAGGAAAATAGCATACAGAGCGAGGACCGAAGATGATCGACTGTTTATGAAGTATCGTTCGGGAACCTTGCTTCCCAGCGATACAACAGAAGATCACTTTGAGTTTATCAAAGCGCTTGAAGAAGACGTGGCGTTTCACAATGAAATGAACTATGTGGTTGTTACTCACCACTCTCCTTCATTGGCTATGTGTGATCCTGTATACCTTGGTGATGAGTACAACTGTTGCTATCATAACAACCTTGACAACTTTATTATGGATAACCCGCGTATCAAGAGATGGTTTTGTGGGCACACCCATATAGCAAAAAGGTTGACTATGGGCGAGTGTGAAATTATACTGAACCCAAGAGGCTACCCGGGTGAGCTTCGAACTGAGTATGAACTAGCGGAGACAGAACTATGATGGTTGATGTAAAGTGGGATGGAGACGAGGCATATCTTGTCTTTCCCGATGGTGCCCTTCCAGAGAATTGGAATGTTGGTGACATGATTGAATGGATTGACAATAAGGATGGATCTTGGACCATGAAAAAGAAAGAACGAAATTTTGTACAAGAGGTTGTTGAGTTCAACCGCCTAGCGGGAGGTCAGAATACTTTCAACCCCCGTATGGTTGCCCTTTATGTTGGTCTACAACTAGAGGAAATGGCAGAGAAGATCGAGTCCATTCCCGACCCATACGATAAACTAGGTAAGTTGCGTGTTGCACTTGAATACCATTCAAGGTTGTTCAAGGAAGGCACGTTTGACAATCTAGTGGAAAAGATGGACCATGAACATCGAGTAGAAGCATTGGATGCTGATATTGACTTGGCGGTGGTTGCTCTGGGTGGTGCTTGTGCATTGGGAGCGGAAGTGGACTCCGCTGCCAATGAGGTAATGAGTTCCAATATGTCAAAGTGCATGGAGGATGAAAACGGTAATCTGTACATGGCAAAAGATGCCAACGGTAAGGTTATCAAGGGTAAGAACTTCTTCAAACCTAATCTAAAGAACTACGTAAAATGAAACCAATTATCATGTTGGACATGGATGGAGTCATCGCCGACTTCATCTCTGTGTACAATGCGGTTACTCCTCAAATTGACTCAAAAGAAAAGTTCTATGATGCGGTTCGTGTACATAGAATTTTTGAGAAGTTACCTTTGCTACCCAACGCAAAGAATCTATTGAGTCTTTTGTTTGATGAGCTAAAGGTAGAGGTGCAAATCCTGTCTTCTATGGGTACCTATAATAAAGAGGTAGCCATGCAAGTTGCTGCACAAAAGACCAAATGGCTTCACATGCACGGTATCAACGCATCAAAACTAAACTTTGTGAACTCATGGAGTCTCAAGGAGAACTATTCTTCTCATCGATCAATTATGATTGATGACAGAAGTGATGTGATTGCCCAATTCATCAAGCATGGTGGCTTGGGTGTTCTATATGATGATGCAAAGTTCGACACCATTAAGCATGAGATTATCGAGAATGTTGAACTAATCCGTAACAGCGCAAAAGCAGAGGTAGTGTAATGCCCACATATACATTCCGCAATCTAGATACGGGTGAGTTCGAAGAACATGTAATGCGAATGTCCGAGCTAGACGCGTTCAAGGAGGCAAACCCCCGACTTGAACGTGCTCTTGTCGATACTCCTAATTTTGGTGATCCGGTTCGTATGGGTCGTATTAAACCCGACAATGGCTTCAAGGAAGTTCTACAGAAGATTTCCGAGCGAGCCCCAGGCGGGAAGGTACTAAGAGACAATATACGATAGAGACTATATACAGAGTGTTTTACTAACCGAGACCTCTGATGGCAACCAAAAAGACCGCGGCACAAAGACGAGAAGAAGTCATTGAAGGCGAAGATCACAAGCATCAACATCAACCCGTATCTAATGGACTAAAAGTCAAACTAGACCATCTACGAACCTTTGACCCCCTAACCGATAATCAAGCAAAGTTTTTTGAGATGTATCGGGGAGGGGGTTATTTTATTGGGCTTTTTGGTAGCCCCGGTGTGGGCAAGACATTCCTTGCAATGTACAGAGCCATTGAGGAAGTTTTGGCAAAGGACAATCCGTTCAAGCAGGTTGTAGTAGTGAGAAGTCTTGTGCAGTTGCGTGAGATTGGTCATCTGCCGGGCAATCTAGAAGAAAAGCAAGAGATTTACGAACTACCCTACAAGGAAATTTGTGGTACTCTGTTTGGTAGATCCGATGCGTGGGATCGTTTGAAAGAACAGGGACATGCAAGATTTATCAGCACAACCGCTATTCGTGGTATCTCCATTGATGATTCAATTATCATTGTTGACGAAATTCAAAACTGCAACTGGTCAGAAATAAACACCATTGTTTCCCGCGTTGGTCATCGCTCCAAGATCATCTTCTGTGGTGACTTCAAACAAACTGATCTTATCAAGTCAAACAAAGACACAAGCGCCTTTCACGATTTTAGAAAGGTCGCTACATCAATGTCGGCGTTTCAGGAAGTTTACTTCACACCAAACGACATCGTGAGAAGCTCGCTGGTGCGTGACTGGATTATTGCTTGCGAACAAAACGGGTATTGATATGGTAACTGCCGAGAATCTTTCAATTATTCTTCCAAGATGCAAGGATCCTGATCGTTGGGCATTTGAGCTTGAGTCTGAACTGTATCAGTACAACATCACAACCACGGAACAGGTTGCATCTTTTCTATCCCAAACCGGACATGAGTCGGCACACTTCAATGTTCTTGAGGAAAATCTAAACTATTCCAAAGACGGACTTCGCAAGATCTTTGGTAAGTATTTCCCCACGGATGAACTAGCCGCTTCTTATGCTAGAAAGCCGGTTACAATTGCGTCAAGAGTTTATGGTAATCGTATGGGTAATGGTCCCGAGGCAACACAAGATGGTTGGAATTATAGAGGTAGAGGTCTAATCCAGTGCACTGGATATAGAAATTATTCTGCTTGCTCACAATTCTTGTTTGAAGATGGTAGACTTGTTCATGATCCCGACTTGTTACTGGAGCCCAAATATGCTATACTATCAGCATGCTGGTTCTGGTCCGCGAATAAGTTGAATGATTATGCTGATGATGTTGTGAAGACCACGAGAATAGTCAACGGAGGTCAACATGGACTTGAAGATCGACAAGCAATTTATAATCGAGCAATGAGTAACCTTTGATGATATATCAACCAATAGAACTTCCAACACTAGAAAGAAAGACGGGTAAATTTGGCAGAGTTTATGTAACAGAAGAAGGTCTTGAATTTCCTTCAGTTACCACTGTACTTTCGCACAAACCCAATCAAGATCTGGATGACTGGAGAGCTTCTGTTGGCGAAGAAGAAGCAAAACGAATCGCGGCAAGAGCAGCACATAGAGGCACATACATTCATGCTCTGTGTGAGGCGCATATAAAGGGCACACAGAAGCCCCCAAAAGACATCTTCAACTACGACATGTGGGTAAGTTTCAAGCCTCTTGTTGAAAGAATAGAAGAGGTATACGCACTCGAGGCACCTCTATACAGCAAGTTTCTGAGTGTAGCGGGTACAGTAGATTGTGTGGGATTGTGGAACGGTCGCCTATCAATCATAGACTTCAAAACCTCTAC